CAGTCACACTTGGAAGTTCTCCACCGCTCGCAGACGCTGATGCTAAATTTATTGTAATGGCGGTTGTCGCTGTCGGGGTAAATTTTAAAATGCATTGATACCAACCAGTTGGTCCAGCGTTAACTGAGGCTGAAACTCCTAGCGTTCCGCCCGTTTCATCAACCGTGCCGTTGGTTAAGTTGTAAGTTGCAAATGCTTTTCCGCTGCCGATACCTCCAACTCTCAATTGCTGATAGTCACGACTGCCAGAGGTCTGTTTGAGCCAGACAGCAAAAGTTATTTCTTGGTTAACGGTCGGCACGCATGCGTTGCTCGTCACTATGTAGGAGCGAGAGCCAGCAGCTTTTTCTGCAAATTTAGTAGCGTTCGTGCTGCCGTCCGGAGCCGCTTGGCTTGCGGTTTTCGTGAATTCGGAACTTGCAAAAGTCCAGTCGCTGCCATCGCTTTGAGTAACCAGATTCTCGGAACTCAGATGCTTCTCATTGCTCCAATAATGCACGGCACTTGGCGCCGCATATGTGGGCGGCGTGTCTGCCCTAGAAAACGAAATACGAGAGTCGAGTTTGCCTGAATTCGAAAAGTCGAAAGTAGTGGGGCGAACCGATGGAAATGAATTTGAATAGGACATATGGTTTAAGAGACAATTTTAAGAGTACCGCCATTTGAATAAACAGTGCCACTGGCAAGTCCAGTTGCTGAGGTAGGGATATTCCCAATAACAATGTTTCCATTCCCATCAATGCGAAATTTGGAAACGTCATCGTCGCGGACATCAAAAATATAATTAGGACTTGCACCAATGACATTTACGATCATCACATTTGCGTTTGTGGATTCAGCCCACAAAGCAACGTCTCCCCCAGTATTGCTCATGCGAGCGAGACCGTCTGAATGCAGTGTGCCAACGCTTGGTGCCGCTGAATCTTGATAGGCCATTGAACCAAGATGTAAATTTAGGGGGCTTTGATTCGGCTCAGAACCGGTGTCTGGCACTTGCGCCAAAGTCTTGACTTGATCGACCGTGGAGATGCCGTCAAAAATATTTGAGACAGAATCGATCTTGAACCAGTTTGCTCCATCATACTTAACAACGTCACCTACCGAAAAAGATATACCCAGACTTAACCCAGCAGTGGTAACGTCATAATAATCACCAGCCGTACCAGTCCCATCTGCCAGAGTGGGGCTGTTCGTGCTGGCATTCCACTCCCCCTTTGGAGTGTCTCCAGATGTGGGCAGATAAGCTGCGTCAATTTTATTGACTCCGTTTAGAGGAGTCAGCTTGTAGGTTGACGGAGCAGCTACGTAAGCGTCTGCGGTGTCTTGACGGAAGTTGTCACGGGTGATTTTCTGAGTCCCGTTAGAAGATCCGTCTATAACTATGTTTGCGTCACTCGAAACAGTTGTTGCTGTTTTTGAGAGATCTTTAATTCTTGTGGTGGCCATATTTATTCAGGGTCAGGGGCTTCAAGCTGAAGCGTTAAAATGTATTCGTTATCGTCTGTGAACAAGAGGTTGCCGCTATCATCAATAAGCAGTGTCGCTTCCGTGACATTGTCTCCTCCAGCAGTAACAACTGTTGGCAAGCCTAGACCAAATCCAATCATTAGACATCGTAGGCTGTGATTTCTCCGGTTGTCACTGTGATCGACGTTGCTCTGCAGCATCGCCAATAGGACCCAGCCTGCATGTTCACATTCGTGATTGTTCCTAGTCCTCCTGAGGTAACACTCCCGAGGACTGTCGCTGCGTGAGCGTAGATCCAGCTAAAGTTTCCAGTAATAGTTCCCGCGCCGCTTTGGTAGGTTCCACTGTCAGACCCTAGGGTCCCGTCCTCGCCTACACGCACTGTCCGGTATTGATCGTTCTGGTCAACGCCCGTTATTAAAGATGCTCTGCTCATAATTTAATTAATATCCTGCTACCTCGATTTGAGTTGTCTGTCCTTGCTGCGTGTGCAGCTTAAGAAGCTCGTGATCGATAACGTCTCGTGCGTCTGACTCTGCGACTCTCGCTCTATCGAGCTCTCCGTTGTGTCTCAGGTAGTCGCTGTAAGTTCCCCTGACTAGGTAATCAAAGAAGATTATAGGTATAGAAGTCAGGTCCCAGTAACTAGGTTGATCCGTAGGGCTGTTTGACCCTGCGGCCACAGACTGATTGGCAACGTAAAACTGCCCAGCAGTGTTATCGTAAACCTGATCTCCAGCAGCATAGACTGTGCTCGTGCTGTATAGATCTCCTGTGAGGACTGGGGCAGTTTTACGAAACCAAATGTAAGCGGTTGTATTGCTCTCAGCGATCTGGATCCCGTTCTCTGAAAGATACCAAGTAAGTGACACTTGATCCTTATTGGACTTAGGGCTCTTGTTCCAGACTGCGAACACTTCGCCTATCTCGGTTTTTGTTGGTTGGTTGAACTCAATGTAGTTACCCTCGTCGCCTCCTGACTGAGTTACTGTTCGAGCTTCAGTCACTGTAACCTCTGGCCACTTTGCGGCCTGCCACGCAAACTTCAACCTGCGGCTTGCAAGGTCCCGAAACAACTTCCACTCAATAGTGGGAAGAGTGTCTCTCTCCATTCCTGCTAGGTTCAAAACCTGAGTCAGGATCTGGTTGTAATTTGCAGGACTAAGAGCCATAGCCAACTTGTATCTTGCCAGTGCCTTTGCTGTTAACTTTCAGCTCTGGGTTTTTATCAGAAATGTATTTTCGGAATTTAGGGTCCTTCCAGATTTCTTTGCCTTCTTTTTTGACCCATTCTTGATAGACCTTGTTGTCTACTTCCATAGTGGCTCGCCCGATTCCGTTCATACTTTTACGGTCTCGATTCTGACGAGCGATCTCTTTCTGTCGCTCAGTCGCACTCGCTAGTCGCTCTTCATGTGACCCGTTATATTTACGGGCCAGAGCCTCTTTCATTGCCTCGGTATAGTCTGACATAATTTGTAAAGTGTTCCTCGGTTGAGGGAGCCACATAAGCGGCCCCCTCGGTCCCGAGGTGTGCGATTACTGGTGCGAGCCAGTAAAGTGTTAGTTCACCGTGTCGAGATCGACCAAGGTGAAGAAGTATTTAACTTTGCCTGCAGTGAAGTCCGCTAGGTTGTCGCCAGAAGCAGCTAGGTCAATGTCGAGGGTGTCAGCCGCAGCGTAGACCTTGCCTGTCCCTACTGCGGCTGCTCCGCTCCCCGGTGTCGGGGCCTTGTAGGTAATAGTGGAGGCATGAGCGGCGTCGATTTGAGTCGCTGTCATAAACAAGTCATCATCGCTATCATCTCCAACTTTGTAAGTCAGGGAAGTTGACGAAGGGCTAACAAACTCTTCTGCCAGTATGTGGCAGCCAGACTTAACCCAGCTTCCTGCCGGGAGGTTGACTGTTAGAGTCTGAGTGGTTGCTGCTGCAGTCAGGTCTTCGTGAGTGATCACAACTTCGTAAGTTGCGCTCATTTCAGCCTGTGCTTCTGTTGGTAACTTATTGATAAGCATAATATCTATTCCTTTTCAGATTAAGGGTTGAACTGTGCTAGTCCGATTGGGTTGCGAACCTGAAGTGCTGTGCGAGCTTCGATCATGAACCTCTCGCCGCCGCCCTGATCTTCAAAGCGTTCCACGGTTGGGTTCTTGTTCATACGCATGTCGATCTTATCCATATCGAGTAGGTAACCTCTTCCAGCAGTTTGACTTGTGCCAGCAGAATTGTAACCGATAAAGTTGTCAGCAATGACCTCAACTGTTCCGAAGTCTCCCTCGAAGATGGTGGTGCTGTTACTAACTTTCTTGGCGTCTCCCGCAAAGTCAAAGTTGCGTGAGCTGTAGCCTGCGGTTGCGATTGTGCGAGTGAAGTCCGTGAAGGCTCGTCGAAGAGTCGCGTCACAGAATAACTTGTAGTCGCCCATCATTCCGGTCGAAGACCAGATGCTCTGTAGGACTGACTGAATGCTGGTCTCTGTAAGAGAGCCTGTGGCAGTTGTTATGTATTGACCTGCGGCAGGGCGGTAGTCAGCAGGAACCTGATGACTTGTCTGCACTCCAGTGATATTAGCAGTGTCGCGGATCCAAACGCCGAGTCCTCGCAAAAGGTAAGGGTTGGTTCCGTCATCAGCCTGATGCTCCTGATCGCTCAGGCAGGTTGATTCGATGTTACGCAACAATTCAACGCCAACTTTGGCGATAGCTTCTGCGATTTCGTCCGATACACCTGCAACGTCTGAAACGTCTTGAGCAAGTCTCGAGACCTTAGCAGTTTTGCGGAAGGTCTGCAGGTAGGAGCTCAAGAGAGCCCTGTTTTCTGCAGGGTTGCCGTAGGTGCTAACGTCTGTTCCATCAACAACGCCACCCAATTGAGGAGCATCGTAGTTATCGACGGGCCACTCAATGTATGTGTTACGTGGAGTAGTCCCCTTGTTGCAGAGCGACATGAAGGGCGTTGCCTTCTCATCGACTCGTGTCAGCAAATCGAGCAAATCTTCTCGCTTTGCAACCTGATTAATTTCAAATAATCCAGCCATAATCTATATCCTAGTTTGTTGTCATAGCAGCTTTGATAAAGTCTTTAAGACCATCCCTCGATCCGGTTTTAAATACCTGAGACTTTGCGGATTCAGCTCTTTTGACAGCGTCAGAGACCGAGGCCTTCTGTGCTGCTGGTGCGCCGGGTTGTGGTGTAGGATCAGGAGTCTTAGCTTTTGCAGGCTTCTTCTGTGCCTGCTCCTGCTCTATGTAAAAACCAACCAGTGCTCTCGCTAGATACAGGTCTACGTCTGGTAAATTCTGTATCCCCGGGTTAGCTTCCTTAACCTGTTCAACCCACGCCCGTGCAGGGCTTTTATCCTCTCTCAGCCACGGATACTTCTGTGCAGCGAATTCAAAGCTTTGAGCGTTCTGTGTGATCTGTTTTCGCCGTTTCGGGATGTCTGACTCCCTACTCCACTCGGCATTAAGCGCGAGGTCTTCGAGCCACGCTTCAGGGTCTTCTGGAAGACTCTGTATACGGTTCTCAATCTCTCTCTCGACTTGATCTGGATCTCGCCTGTATCTGGCGAGTGCTCTTTTAGCCCAACGCTCTGCGGCCAGTGCTTCATCCTCGAGAATCTCGAGATCTGACTCTGACTGAGCTTTCTGGACTAGCTCTGATATGTTGCTATCAGTGTCCGTTTGCTGAGTTTTCTTTGTCTCCAGCTTAAGTTGACTCGTAGTTTCCTCGAGCTCCTGCATTCGTTCTTCCAGCTCCTTCTTTTGGGCTGTCAAACGGTTTATGCGTTTCTGGAATCCAATGTGCTCAGGAGGCTCCGTATCGTCCTGTGTCTGCTCTGGCTCAGGCTGCTGCTCTGGCTCAGGTTCAGGCTCAGGAACGGGTGGTTCCTCATTTACAGGGGCAGTCTCCGTTTGGGGACTCAAGCTATCCTTGAGTGCATCACGCAGTGCTTCCATCCCGCCAACTTCTATTGCTTCCTCCGAGGGCTGGCTGGCCTCGGCTGTAGTTTCGGATTTAGACATGCTGTTTTTGACGGCTGCAAGTGGCCGTAATCAGGGCTGTAGTAATCCCGCCCAGTAGGATTTCATTAAAGTTAGACTCGTCTAACATTCTCTGTCAACCCTAACAAAAATAAGCCTAGGCCACGAAAAGTGACAGCGGCTTATTTTGTGGACCCCTTAGGTATCTGAGGGGGCTACACGAATTGTATTGACAGTTAAGCAGTCGCCTTAGCTGTTAAGCGGAGGTATGAGAGGTATCTATTTTGAGTTTCCAGCAGAAATAATCTGCTTAGAGTAGTCGATTTTACCCAGCAAACCTGAAAAACATACCTCTCATACCTCCGGTTCTGAAAATAATTGAAGATAGTTGTTGCAATGATACGCAGCGTAGCGTATAAGTATAAGTGTCAGGCGGGAATTAACCCTCTGATTGAAGAATAAAAAGAAAAATAACATGACTAAAGCAGAGATTAAAAAAACTATTCAAGAAAACGTAACTCTTCAAATTGCTTCAGATTGGTACTCTTCAGCAGAAAAGTTAATGCACTTTGATGACGGATTTAACAGTCAATACCTTGAGTTATGCTGCACGAATGACGATGAAAAATTTGACTACGCTCTGGAACTTTTTGAAAGCGAGTGTGAAAGACTTTTAACCGAAATGCTCGAGAAAGTATTAGCATAACTTAACCGGGGGCTTCGGCCCCCCCCCAACCTTAAAAACAAAATAACTATGAAAAATAAGAAAAACAAACCACTGAAATTCAAGCAGGTCAGAATCAACTACGGCGACTACACGAAACTCGTCCTAGTAGCAGACAAGGAGGAGAAATGAGAATCGTCAAGATCAGGCCTGTGAAACAGGTCGCAGGAGACTACAACTCCTACTGCGGTCCCTCTGCAATCTCTGCCGTCACGGGCATGTCAGGGGGAGAGGCTGCGCGGATCATTCGGCATCTGACTGAGTCAAGGTGCGTCAAGGGTGTCTACGTGTCAGACATGCGGATGGCTCTTGAATACTGCGGCATCTTCGCCGCTCCAACGAGGCTGCCTAAAGAAAAGCCCACGCTGACGCAGTGGCTGAAGTTCAGCCGCCCTTACCGAGACTCAAAGAAGGTGTGGCTCGTTGTGGCTGGCAATCACTACCAAGTGATTCAGGGCCGCAGGTATGTGTGTGGTCTCACTAAAGAAATCGTCTCTATCAAGGACCCCAAGGTCAAGCGCAGGGCGAGAGTCGCGCACGTATACGAACTCAGGACGTTCGATGATAAAGGCGTCAGGACTCCGTGGTTCGCCAAGAAACCTCCTACAAGGGATACGTTCAGGCAAGCTAGGGTCGCCTGCACTAAGAAGTTCTCGGAGCTCGAGAAGCTGGGCGTCAAGCTTGTCAAATGGGACAAATCGTGGGAGGAGCCCGGTTACCTCGAAGTGGATACCACCGGGAATGTTTCCGAGGTGTGGGGCTGTGTCGCAGACTACATTGATAGTGAAAGGGTGGAGGGTTTCTGGAACTGGGACGAAGCAAATCGAGAAGTTGATCGCTTCTTGAATCATGTGAAAGAAAAGGTTAAATAATACTTGCGCTATACTCAAAGTAGAGTATTCTACTTGTGTCAGGGGGGAATAAACTCCCCTGACTGAAGAATAGAAAGAAAAATACAATGCATAAATTCGAGAAATCCGGTTTCGTAGGTCCATTTAAACTAGAAGCAATCGTGTCCTTACCTACCCCCTCAATTGGCGAGGCTAATCCCGGGGCGTTCCAGTCTGAGTTGAAAAGTTCTTTCGAGATTGCTGGTAAATTTGGGGTAGGGCTCGGAGTGTGCGATGTGTGCGGTCAGCCATTGACCCACAACGCAATCGTAAGCTGCGCTTCGGGTGCATTCACGGTTGGTCTGGATTGCGCTCAACACATTGGAGATACTTGCCTAGCAGACGTTGCAAAAGTTGAGCAAGCAAACATTGTTCGAGAGCAAGGCCGAATTCGCCGCGAAGCCAAGCGAGAGTCTAAACGCCAAGTGTGGCTAAACTCGGAATGCGCTAGTGGTGAGACCAACCAAGAAAGACTCGACCGGGAAGCAGCCGAGCGAAAAGCGGAACGCGAGGCAATCGAGAAACGCAAGGAGGCAAGAAAAGAAATTCTTGAGCCAATCGCAAAAGTTCTTGAAGACGGCAAAAGCGGTTTTAGAGATTCAGTGGCAAAGGGACTTCGCAGAGGAGTTGCCCCATCGGGCAATGGGTTGTTCATTGCGTGTGAGATTTTCGGGAAAGCTTCTGGTCGCCGAGGTAGCGCCAAATTCAACGAGGCATTTGCTCAGGCAGAAAAGATTTTTACAGAAGCAGAAAACATCTAACCCCAATCGGGGGCTTCGGCCCCCATACATTATACTATTATGTTTTACGCTAACAATTGGCACTACAGAGAGCTGGCAGACTTCTACCCGCAGGGCTGGCTGGATGACTGCATTGAGAAGAGGGATATACCTAAAGTAATCTATCCCGAATCAACCGAAACAGTATCTGATTTTATAGAGCAATATCTGGATACTCCTCCAGATATTAAGGTCAACGATCTCAGTGGATGGGATGACGATATGGTTAAATTGGCTTTATGCGCTCGCAGAATGTTTAGAAAGAAGAAAATCTGGTGATTAAATATATCCTAATGCTATGCGCCTCTCTCCAGCTTAATGCTGGGGTAGTAGCTCTCACGCTGCTCGCAGAGGCTCGTGGAGAGGGTAGGGACGGCTTAGGGGCTGTCGCTGCCGTAATCTCCCAGAGAGCAATTAACCGAGGCCTGACAGCTCGTGAGGTGTGCCTACAGCCCTATCAGTTCTCTTGCTGGAATGGTAAGACTGAGCAGGACCTGCAGCACCTATACAGGTCTCCTATGGCGGCCTTCGCATTTTACCTCGAAGAAAACATTGACCGCATTGACAGGTCTAAAGTTAACTACGCAGACCACTACTACGCAGACTACATCAAGTCCCCATACTGGGCCAAGGGCCACAAGCCTGTGGCACAAATTGGCAGACACATTTTTTACACGTTATGGAAAACGAAAAAGAAACAATAATAACCGAGGACAACCCTCGAGGACACATGTGCTCCTCAAAAATAGGAACGCACGAGGAATGGGGTAATGCCTTCGACGCTTTCTGGCGTAAGAGGGGGATGGAACCTAGTTACGATAGCCGATTAGGGCTTAGAAAGATAAAAAACGATGAATAAGACCGCGCAAGACATACTGAGAGTAGCAGAGGATCTGCTGAAACTACCTGAACAAGTAGCCGAGAGAAACAGAGAGCACCACAAGCTCAAGGCTGATATTGACAGTCTAAAGATCGATGCGGCCACTGCGGCCATAGACAAGCGGCTCACTCTGCCTCGCTATCATTACGAGCTCAACCCTCTCGACCCAGACGCAAGCTGGGATCGCATCATTCAAGAGGGTCAAGCCATACAGCACGCATACTACACTCAGGGTGAGGAAAAGTGGCAGTCTGAGCTGGGTAACAGTCCCTCTGGGAGAGGCTGGTATGGCTCAGTGTCAATGCCTGTCATCACAATTGTCGCCACTGCTCCCGAGTATAATTTCCGTAGCACTAAAAGACTCCCGGGCAGGTTTCGGCTGTGGTCTCCTGCTCGCTGGGGAAGCGCACTGAGATTCCATTGCGACAAAGGGCCTACCTTCCACGATAACTGGACAACGGACTCTGGTATTCCTTACGGATTCAAGACTGATGCGCCTATTGGAATTTACGTGGAGCCCACTGTGGACGTTGACAGTAACTTTCGAGTGAGACCGTTTGAGCAGTCAATCGAGAACTGCTTGATCGTTGCTCAAAACGGGACGCTGCCAATCTACCTAGCGCAGAATCAAGACAGGTTCTGGATCCGCGATTGTAACATCATGAATCATCAAGGTGCTCAGGTTGGGATCAAGCACGGGCCTCCAGTGAAGACTGATGTCATCGATCAGCCAGAGTGGGGTAACTGCTACCTTGCAGATCCTAGGTTTATCGACCTGCAGATGGAAGGACCTCACAATGCTATGTCTCCTCAGGCGGCCATCTTCGCCTCAGGTAATAACATACATATAAGAGGTCTTAACATGTATGGCTACATGCAGGGAGTCTACCTGCACGGAGGGGCCAACCGTTACGTTCAGGGACAGATTCATACCAGCCACACGGCTGACGGCAGGAAGCCGTTCCCGAGTCACCTCTGCCTAGGAGCCCTGATCAATCAGTTCAAGGAAGGCACAGAGCATGCAGAAATCTGGGGAGCTCCTGTTCACACTTACCCACGCTCTGCAACGGTAGCTACAGAGACTATGGGAACTCACAAAGCAGGGGAGGGATTATATGGAGGGTAGCGTCAAGCAGCTTATTAAAATTGCACGCAGAGTGTTATGCTATGTGCCGAGGGCTTACGAAAATGACGGACCACACGGCGAGCTGGAGGCGGCCATCAAAGATGTGGAAAGTTTTCTTGATGATAAAATGAAACCGGAAGACCCAATTAAAAGTGCCTAAAAAAACATGCGGCCTGTGCGGCAAGCTCAGGCAAATCCGAAGCTTTCACAAGCGGACATTAAGCAAAGACGGGCTGCAGCCATACTGCAAGTCCTGTCGTAAAGAAGATAACTACGGTAAACATATTAAACACAAATGATAAAAGCATACCCGAGAGGGGCATCCAAAAGACTTCCCGTCATAGAGACTAACCAGCAACGATCAGATGAAATGACGTTTGAATACTCCAATAGCAATAAACGTAAACGAGGAAGCAATTACACAAGGCCTAAGCGCCGCTAGACTTTCAACCCGCGAGTGCGGGACTTGAAAACCAAAAGTAGAAGATCCGTCAAATCTCTGAGATATGTCGGGGAGGGGCTGACGGCCCTCCCCACTCTTTTTTAAAGCTAGGACTAATAAAATAAAACACGAAGATCTTTTGATATTAGGCAAGGGTTACGCATCTGCAAACTTCAGTCATCCTGACTGGCCAACTCAAGCTATAGTTATATTTCGGAGACTCGACACAAAAAGCAACCGCTCAAATTATGCGCTAGAATCGATGAACGGCCCGTGGACGGAAGACCGCGAAACATACGCAAGCGACAAAAGCGATATGGCTGCAGTGTCTGTAGAATTGATGGAATTCTTGAGCGTTGTTTTTGAGCCAAAGAATTTAGAGAAGTTCTGGAAAGGCCGCGTATGGTATCGATAAAAACCATCGAGAAAGATTGGGACATTGGAGGCACTATCCCCAGTGACGCAAACCCGAGTGAAGAGTTTGAATTATGGAAAGAGTTCGCGGAGTCTCACCCAAAGTGGTGGAGCGGGACTGAGTTTACTCTGGAAGACTTCGAGAAATACGTGAGTGAAGTGGTAGAGTTTGGAATTTATGATTACTGATAAGCTAAAAGCAATCGGAGTTGATTTACTCGACTGCGATGAAGACAGAGATCGCATAGCATTTACCTACGATCTGGATGAGGTGTCTACAATGTATATCGTGTCCCTAATTTGCGACACGTTAAACCTGACAACAAAGGAGTTTGCCGAGAAGGTCAAGGTATCAAAGCGAACAGCAGAGGGCTGGCGCTCAGGCAAGTCATCCTCTGCTGTCTGCAAGTTGAAGATCTACAAGTTTCTCAGATCTCTGGATCCGAATCGGGAGCCCTCTCCTTCAGCGCATCTGCATACAGGTTCTGCATAGCAAAATACATGTCCTGCAGAGCAGATAGTCTGCCTGCAAAGTAATGCCGCTCCTCGGAGCTCAGGCCGGGTCCAGACACGTTGCTGGATTCGGCCTTTATTAGTTCATTGAGTATTTCATCAAGCCCCTTCCTGACTGGGTGCTCTTCTGCCAGACTGAAAGCGTCCAGCATCCACTGCTCGTATCCTGAGAATTTGTATTCGTTAGGCATTCGGGTTAACTCCTATTCTACCAATCTGCGCGTTCTGTTGTTGTGTAATTGACATCTGCAGGTTCTGCGCGAACTGCTGAACCAGTTGTGCGAACTGCTCGTCTTCCTGCATTTGTTTTTGATACTTTGGATTGCCCTGAATTATCTGCTGCACAAACTGCATCTTAATTCCTGCCGAAGGATCGCTCTCCACGAAGTTAGGCTGGTTGCCCAGTGACATAAGGGCCACTTGACTGTTCATCTCGTCAAACATTTGCTGTGAGGCTTCTGCCTGCTCGATGACCAGCTCGTCTGCCAATGTAGGATCGATTACCTGCAGTTTTTTCCTGATCAACTTAGTCCTGTCAACAATACCCATCGTGTCTTCTGGCAAGACAAACTGGGAAATTGCCTGTAGCTTTTTCTCGACGAACTCATTGTCGAGCTCTCTGACATCGAAATTCAGAGTAAAGTTATATTTCTTCGGGTCTCGAGGCAGCGGCATGTCAGTGCCTGTTACCATTGCAAAGCGTTCGTCCGTATCAAAGACCTGCGTCAGGTCCCAGATTCTTCCAATGACACTGCTCATGTGACGCAACCAGCGATGCACGTATGCCTGCTGCCTGAGTTGAGTTTCCACTGGAAGAATTCCTGCATTAGGCCTGCCGAAGTAACGGTCAGTCCGAAGCTGAATATGATCCATAAGCGTGAACGCAAGTTCAGCTCCTCGTCTGGGTGACTCCATCCAGCCAATGTCGCCGGGTCTCTGCTCGGAAACCTGCACACCGGGGCCAACCTTAATTCTCTGGCCATACCTGAGAGGCACTTTAAGCGGAGGCAGCGTGTCAAAAGATGATCTGTCAAAGACCATATCCGATTGGGCCTTGTATTCTGCCTGCCACGTTTTGACAATCTCGGAGACTCCGCGGGATTCAATAGGGCTCCGTCTTACTTTCTCTCGAGTAAATGTCTCGAACGGGTAAGTGTCTCCTGCCTCTGTGACCA